GTTAATAAGAGCCTGTCCGTCAACTTGAAGGTTATTTGTGTCAAGTTCACCATTAACAAAAGCGTTTCCAGAAACAACTTCGTTGCCGTTGACAATAGAGGTAGCCTTTCTGACATATGTGCAAGCCGTAGGACTGCCAGTAGGGGTGGCGGCTGTGTACATCACATACTGGAAAGTAAGGCTAGTGACAGAAGACACTCTGAAAGTTCCGTTATAGCCAGTACCAGCACCGCTAATTTGAACGACATTGTTGATAGCGAGTCCGTGAGCCGCAAGAGTAGTGACTGTAACTGTCAGACCATTGGCACTAACATAACTGCTACCAACGACAGCAACCCCGTCATAGGGAGTCAGCGTGATGTCGCTATTGGCAGAAGAAACCAACGAAGGAGATGTAATGGCAAGTCCGCTGTTGAGGATGTCTCCGACTGTTGCCTTCTTGAGAGTGCCTCCGTCATTAACAAGCGTGGTGTCAGTAGCCTCAAGGGTGTTAGCCGTGACGCTAGGCTGTTCGGAGATAGCCCCGACAAGGAGTTGAGCCGCATCGACCAATTGATTAAGTCGTGTGGCTGTAAGTTGCTGGGAGTTGGCGAAGGTATCGCCTTTGGAAATCTGTGGCATATTATTGTTTGTTTATATTGTTCTTTCGCTGTTGAGTGGCGTAGATGAAAGCAGAACGAATCATTGGTCGCTTAGAGTAAGAAACGAACTTCATAATCATTCCAGAACCTATTTTTCTGATAGGATTGCTTCTATTGTAGTCTTCAAACGAAGCCGAGCCAAGAGAGTCAACCTTCACGCTTAAATCTGGATTGCTAATTTCGGCAAATGTCTCGATTCTTTCACCGCCAGATGTAAGAATGTTTGCCTCGTAGGAACTGAAACGCTTGTCGTTGATGTTGTCTAGGGTGTATTGTCTTGTCTCAAGGACGGCATTGATGTCGTTCTTTGTGAAGGAGACAGCATCAAGTGTAATGACATTGGGGTTAGGGTTGCCGTTAGCATCCAAAGAGGAAACCAGAATAAGATTTCCATAGAGTCCTCTTGATATGTTTTCAGCGGTATCAACCCCAATAATCGGAGGAGGAAGAATAGGGCTTCCTGTGGCATCACCGAACTCATCATAGTCCAGTTGCTCAGTAAGGAAGATGCCTTGGTAGTTATCGACCAAGAACATACGACGCTGGTTGTCTTTCTTAACTACAATGAACTCCTTAAGTGCAACAGATTCAGCCTTTGCAAATGTACCATCAGAACTAGTAGCAAGCCAAGTTGAGCCAATCTTAGGGTCAACAGCAAACGCAGACTTGGGTATTTCGATTTCAAAAGTAGAGTAACTAAGAATAGATTTTACTTTGTATGTTCCACTAGGAAAAACAAAATCAACTGGCGTAGCACCAAGATAAGACTGCCCAAAATTTATATTTACATAGTCACCTTGTGCCATTCCGTGATAAGGTGTACTATACTTGTCTACATACATATAGTAATGCGTGTCCGAATACGGAAATGTCACCAATTGTATGGCGTATGCTTGAAGCGAATTCTTTGTGGCAACTAGAGTAGGGTATGTGTCAACCGACTCCCAGTTCTTCAAGATGAAGTTATATACCAATACAGTATTGTTGACAGTAGAATTGTCCAGCGGAACGGCAAGGTAGTAGCGATTATTCCAATAGGTGGCAACAGCATTGCTTGCGTAATTACGATTGATTCGCTGAATGATGTCATCGATAGGGGACGAAATAGGGTCGGACATCGTCAGCAACTTCATCGACTCAGCGGAGGCTGGTTGAGGTTGCAGGAAGTACACCCCGTTATCGGACAGGAAGAACACGCCACCGCCAGCCTGTACGACAGACTTTCTGGCAGAGCAACCGATGTCCGTGGCTAGGGTCTTGATATAGGAGTCAGCACTAAGCGGAGCACCAGTAACATACCTGTCGTTGCCAACGCTGATGTAATAGATGCTGTTACGCATGAACACCAAGAACTCGTTCAGAGTCCAAGGGGCAACGCCAACAAGTTGGTCGTTACTGCCGTTATTCACAGTAAACGCATCAGCGACATCCCAGTCGTTATAATCTAGGAAATTGCTGACGGAGACTGTGTCGTGGTTACGAAGAGGGTTCGACTCTAGGTGGAACTTGCCTATAGCAACAAGTCTATTGCCATAGTACATCAAGGATGAGCAGTTCGGAAACTCAACGCCTGTTCCAGATGAAGGCAAGGCAATGATTGTGCTATTCAAGTCCCACATCAACGGACGCTTGTTGAAGCCTCTGCTGATGAAAATCTTATCCATAGCGTTGCACACATCGCAACCTTCTGGAGTGGTAATCAGTTCAGAGGCAGAGTAACTGCAAGAACCGCCAGTCACAGCACCATACGAAGCCACGGCTGACATCGTATATGTGAAGGTATCTGTCGTATGGCTAGTGATTGTAAACAAGCCAGAATACCCGCTTTGGCTAGCCTCAACATAGACGCTACTTCCATTTGTAAGTCCGTGAGCCGCCTTGGTGACTGTAACTGTTCTTGAATCTATGGAGGTGAATGTAGCACCCGTGATGTGGTTCGGGAAGTAAATCTTAGCCGACAGAGCCTCTGTCTGCGGGTTATAGGTATACAGCCCGTTGGCAACCACCATGACGATGATTTCCTGTCCGTCTGGCTGGATGTAAGTACCCGTCCCGTAGATGGTCTGACCAACGATAGCCCCAGCAGTCTTGCGTTGCAGACCTTTTCTGGTCTGGGCAACACCTCTGTCTAATCTGAAATTCTGGGACTTGCTAACGATACCTTTAGGCAGAGAACTAGGATTGTCACGGCTGTTAAGCCCGACAAACCCTATGTCTCCGTCCTTTAGATATTCATTAGGCATTACTGGGAAACGATGGCGTACCAGATTTCCTTGAGTTTGTCAGCCCAGCGAGCACCGACATAGACACCACCAAGGAACGACAGGGCAATAAGAGCGATAGTAATCATTAGGAGATAGGGCGAATGGGGGTTTCGTTGAACTTGACCTCACGCTCGGTGAGGAGAGTTTTTAGGTCTTCAAGCGTAGAGCCATAGACAATCTCTTTATTACTAATCATCATATACGGAGTGTCTTTTACGCACTTTCCAATAATAGAAGCCTTATTGCCCAAAACTAAGGCAAAAACTCCATCCTGTGTATATTTTGAACGAATGTAAGGGTTTTTCATAATTAGACGAAATCGTAAACAGGTGCAAAGGAGAGTTCTTTTGTAGTCCCATAATCTATTGATGCGTACATATGCATCTGACCGCCATTATAACCACTCACATTATTGACAATCCAGCCATATTGGTCAAACAAATCAATCACATCTGTTCCAAGAACTCCACCCCAAGTGCTTGAAATGCCATATTCAAAGGCATACCCTATATAATTAACATATGTAAAGAGAAGCGGGGCAGGAACAAAGGCATAAGCATTTGTTACAATCGCAGAAAGAACGCCATCTTCAGCACCAACCCATCTTGCACTAATAAAACTACCATTAACTTCATCGTAACCATAAAACGCAGAGCCGTACTGTGTTGCACAGGCTAGGGCGTTAGCGGCTTCAGCGGCATAATTTCTACCGCCACCACCGCCAGCGGCAACCCATAGTCCAGACTGTCTGCCATACACAGTTCCGTCAAGAGGTGCTTCTGGAACGATGCCAAGGTTTACAATGGCTTGATTAGGGTCAGCAAGGTCAGTCAGATTGCTGGCAATCTTAAGGGCTGTCGGGTCATTCTCGATGGTAATGCCACCACCGCCACCACCGCTAGAAATAGTAACGCTCATTAGCAGACAGCGTAAGCGATGTGAACAGGGGTGCTAGCCGCAGAAGCGATGACACGGACAGCACCATTGTAGTTATCGAGAGAGATGTTGCCAAGGGGCGGGACAAGGATTCCAACCGAACCCGTGCTAGCAAGAATGACTTGAATTGTCTCGGAGGCAGACTTGTTCTGCACGATGACGATAACCCGTCTTTCGGGGGTCACCGCTTGGGCGAGAAGCGTAGCCGCAGATGTTCCAGCGGTAAGTTCTTGGTGGGTAAAGCCACGAAGAAACGGAGTTGAGAATGTGATGTTAGCCATTGTTAGTAAGTTTGAATCATGTTAATTCTGCCAAATTGACCTTGCTGACGGAGGAACTTGTCGTATTCCTGTTCAAGAACTTCCTTAGCCTTGCTCTCGACAACAGCCGCTTCCTGCATCTGTCCTTCAGAGACAAACCAGTTTGTGGCAGAAGCCCAAGACATGAACGCACCGAAGACATAGGGAATCTCAATCTTCGTCCAAGAGGCGGGGTGGGTGTTAGGGTTCTGACCAGCAGTAGTCGAAGCAACTGTGCAGATGTAGAAATTGCCAGAATGGGGCTTGCCCAAGACTGGAGTATATGTGCC